ACCCAACTGCGGATAGTGTAGTTTTGGCTGTGCCTATTTCTGCCTACGACGGTTTGGCCGCACAATTGGATGATAAACATCTAATCAACGTGTGTAGTGTTCAAAAGCCTTCTACGGACATTCTGTTAAAACATACTGACAGAGTTACAAGCATCCATCCGTTATTTGGAAAAAGAACTCCGGCAGATAGACGAAATTCCATTCTTACAAGGTCTTACACAGAATGTAATGACACTTGGTTATCAGAAGATAGAACCGAATCTGTATTTCTATCATTATTTTCTTCGGTATCAACCATTCACAGCAACGATTGGCTTGGAATAACATTCACACCTGAATCTCACGATGCTTTGATGGCTAAGACTCATGTGGCAGCGGTCATGGCAGCAAAACAACTAAAAGTTTACACTGATAGAGTAAGCCAAATCCCAGACTGTTTCATGCCTAATAGTTTTAGAATGATGAAAGAATTCGTTAAAACTCTTGACGATATGCCTAAAGGCACTATTGAGAGTATAATGGCAAACCCATATTTCTGATGTTAAATAGCACAATAAAATTGATTGGAGATTTACGTCACGACTACAACCATCCGTGGCCTGAGGAAGATGATTTAACAAAACGTCATCGTCTAAAGATGTTGGATAGAATTGTAGAAGAACAATGCCCAGAATTGTTGATAAAAAAATACATACCATTTGATAAATCTCATTACATTCGAATGAGTATTTTGGATATGATTCATTTAGGTAAAAATGCCCACGATAAATTTACAAATAATGATAGATTATCTGACGATTTGATTGCGTTAAAATTGGCTATTGATGATTGGTTAAGCGACAGTCCGACAATCTGCGTTGGAGAATCAGGAACACTTTATAGATTCTTTCAATTTCCAATATGGAAAAATAACTTAGATAAAACTCTCGACTGCCGTGGAACCCTGACAACAAGAAAAATTACAAGAGATAAAAATATTGTTAATTTGCCACAAGAAGAACTGTTAAAGTTGGATAATGGAACTTCACAATGGGCTTCAGCGGCTGCTTTATGGGGTGATAGAAGACGTGTTTCAAATCCACCATATAAATTACTTCTAACTTATAATGCAATTGAAAATTGGCATCCTGATTGGCATCCAATTGAAGATGATACCATCTATACACAAGCATTATATTTCTACAATTTACTAAAAGGTAAAGATACAACTTTTATTCCGACTCAATCGGAAGATTTTTGCTTTGCTTATACTTTTGGTAAAATTACAAAAGAAGAAGGTCTTAAAAGATGGCCGGCATTACAATCCCATGAAAGTAATCGTATAGTTGCAATGGAAGAAAATTTCAACAATATGATGGATGGTAGAACAATTACATCAAAAGACCATCGTGTAGTTCAGGCTTTAGCAATGTGGGCAAAGGTCAATGGTAAAGATATACGAGTTGAAAATCCTGGTTGTGTATTTAAATCATGGCCTTTCTTTTGGAGTTTCTTGGAGAACTTTTAAAATAAGTTGATTCTTTTGTATAGTCTGTTAATATCACCACATATGATTGACAAACCAAATTTAAGTGATGCAGAAATTCAAGAGAACTATCAAGAGTTTCTAAAATTCGTCGGTGACGTATTCAAAGGCGAAAGAAAAACGAAACTTCTAAAGATGTATTCTGACGATGACGGTGCCTTGGGATTGTCATTAGCAACTGCACCAGCGGCGATGTGCGAACATTATCATCTGTGTCATCCAGGCGGATATCTTCAACATATTATGAACGTCATCAAAATGTCGTTCGCTTCAAAGAAACTTTTTGAACTTGCTGGATGTAACATTGACTTTACAGATGAACAGATGGTATTTGCAGCAATGCACCACGACTTAGGCAAGTTAGGCGACCCTGAATTTGGTGAGTATTATGCTCCACAAGACCAAGATTGGAAGTATAAGAAGGGTGAATTTTATAAGATGAACCCAAATCTTCCTTATATGGAAGTTACTGACCGAGCAATTTACCTTCTACAAAAGTATGGAGTTGTTTATGATTGGAAAGAATATCTTGGCATCAAATTGGCGGATGGTTTGTTTAATGAAGGAACTGAAAAGTATCTTAAACAATACAACCAAGATTTGTATTTGAAGACAAATTTGCCACGCGTCATTCATAGTGCTGACTATTCAGCGTGTCGTGGTGAATATGATAAGTGGTTCTTTGCTAAAACCGAAGAACGGCTCTAAAAATTCCACTTACAAAGAAATTCGACTTTCGGAAATATTCTGATGGTCGAATTTTTTTGCGCACAAGGAAGATTTGGACGCGGATTAAGCATCGTAAATGAAACTTTATATTATCAAAACGACTCAATCCACTCGTTTGCATAGGAATATATAAATATGATTTATAAATACCAAAATGTATTTGACTTTCATATAAACTATGACATAATATACATAGTAATTTCCTAAAAACAATTAGGAGAATCCAAAATGGAAAACAAAAAGACAAAAAAACGGACACAACCAGACGTAGTTCCTAATCTGGAAGTTCCCATTAACGAATTGGTGGAACAAGAAACTTGGACGCCAGGTCAGGCATCTACAAGATATGTAGTTGTTCGTGGCGGATTGAGAGTTTCGGATAAAGATTATTCAAAACCTGACGAAGACAGAGCACTCACAGAGGCAGCCTTCTGGCAAAAGGTTGTCAAACGTTGGCCAGATGGAACGAAAGTAGAAATCGTTCAGTTTGACAAGAAGAAACATCGTATTTGGTAAACTTATGAATTCCACAAAAGTTGAACAAGTTCGAGCAGTAGTCAATTCTTCAAGTTCATTTGAAGAAAAGAAAGCAGCAGTCAAGGAAATCATGAAATATGGCAAAACTCCGATAGTATATTTGCCAATTAAAGGTGCCTTGAAGCCAGTTCCAGAACCAGGTCTTTCGACTCTAATTGAGAATGCAATGACCCCACAAGAAGTCAAGAATCTTTTAACCAAAGGACAACTTGATTATAAAAACGCAAGTGCGAAAACACTTCGTAAATGGCAGAAAATTGCCGAGAAAAGAATCTCGGAATTGAGTAAATAAAATACTCATACAAGTTCATACGTAAACGTGGCAGAGAAATCTGCCACGTTTTTTCTTTTTGTATTTGTTCAATTGTATTTATTGTCAGACGTATGGCAGCAAATAAGAATACACAAGGCACCCCGCCATTATATGTTCTTCCGTCCGATAACAAGGACTTACAATCTTTTTCTCAAAAATTCAAGGTTGACATGATGGAACAGATAGTTGGCATCATTGAATTTGCTGTCGAACACGACTTGCCCCTCATTGAAGTATTTCAATTCAAGAACTCTGATTTTGTAATTACTTTATCAGAGAAAGATTATTTGACTAATCTCGAAAACATTTATTCATATTACATGAAGAATGAAAAATATGAACATTGTTCAAGAGTAGTTAAGTTACAAAAAACCCTCAAGGAAAAGTCCGTAATACCTACTGATGAAAACAAAACGCATCGACCAAAATAAAGTTCAGGACACCAGCCCTAGTATTCCACAACGAAATAAAATCAAAAACGCATTATCAATAAGAAAGAGAGAACTAAATGATAAGCAAAAGCAATTCTTAGAAGTTGCTATGGATAAGAACACTAAAATAGTATTCGTATCCGGCCCAGCAGGAACATCAAAAACATACATGGCAGTATATTCTGCTCTTCAACTCTTAAATGAGAGAAGAATGAGTGATATTATTTATATTCGTTCGGCAGTGGAATCATCAGAAGCAAAACTTGGATTCTTGCCAGGCGAAGCCGACGACAAAATGGCACCATATTTAGCACCATTAGTGGATAAATTGATGGAATTACTTCCAGTCCAAGAGGTTGAATCTTTAAAAAAAGAAGAACGTATTTCATCTGTTCCAGTTGGATTCTTGAGAGGATTGAACTGGAATGCTAAAGTAATTATAACAGACGAGGCTCAGAACATGACCGTAAAGGAGTTATTCACGTTAATCACCAGAACTGGCGAGTTCAGTAAGGTGTTTATCTTGGGTGACCCAGACCAATCAGACATTAATGGAAAAAGTGGTTTCATGAAAATGATATCATATTTTGACGACGATGAATCAAGAGCCAATGGAATCCATGTGTTTAAGTTCACAGAAGATGACATTGTAAGAAGCGCCTTGGTCAAGTTCATCATTAAAAAAGTCAAGAAATCCATCTAATCGTCTATTTATAGGTTATACAATTTATGGCCAACGAACGAGTATCGCAACTACAAGACCTTTTTGCGTCGGATGTGCAGCCCAATGACTTATTTCTGGTAACAGACGTGAGCCAAAAGGAGTCTAAACGCATGGAAGTGGGTCAATTACTTCTATTCATAGAAAGTAGTGGTAGTTTCTTTGCTTATAATGCCACCAATGCTTCAACCGCATCGTATGTTAAAGCGGTAAATGTTGATGGTGCAGTATCAAATGCCATAAATTCATTAAATGCAGACTCGGCTTCATCAGCATTGAATTCGAGGTCGAGTTCATATGCCTTTAGAAGCGATACGTCATCATATTCCTCATTTTGTGTAACTACACAAGATATAGCAAATTCAGCATCATATTTGATATACACAGGAACACCAAATGGAACTGCATCATATTCTATTTTATCAAATAATTCAAATACTGCTACTACGGCTTTGAATTTATTTTACAATGGAACACCAAATGGAACTGCATCATTTGCTATGACGGCTTCGTTTGCTGTTAGTTCAAGTTATTCAGCACATTCAACTTTGGCTGATACTGCCTCTTTGGGTATAACATCATCATATTCATATTATGCTGATACTGCTCAAAATGCTACAAGAGCAGACACGGCAGATACAGCAAGTGTAGCATTGACTGCTAGTTACATCACTCAAAATGTTGGGCCAAAATTTATAACGCCGGTAACTATTGCAAGCGCTACTACGGTTATTGG